AAATACAGACCTTGATAAGTGGTATCAAATACTCCAGGAAGACCCTGAAATTGGAATTGTCGGGGGATTATTGAGACGTGGCAATGGAGCGGAACAACACTATGAAGCAAATACCTGGATAGAAAACGGTACGCATTATATAGAAAAGATCCAAAATCCCGATTGGAAAACCACGGGAAATATTAAATATTTCCTATGCGATTTGATTTTGAACGTATTCATGATGAAGCGTAAGGTCTGGAAAGATTGTCAGTGGGACCCCCAATTCAAAACAGCCTTCGAGCATTCAGATTTTTTTCTCCGCATTAAGCGTGATACCCAGTGGAAGGTTGCATATACACCAGATATGTGGATGTATCATAAAGATGGTATCCAGACAGAGCGATATAACTCGTTTAGAAAACGTCCTGTCGGCTGGCAGTTATTCGGTAAAAAATGGAATGTGCAATTTTCCGTATCTTCTTTTAATGCTAAAAATCCGGTTTCGTTTGAGGAGCGTGATCGGTTGATGCGTATTGTAGAGCAGAGCGCAAAAGATGATTGCCTGAGACTTGCGATTGAAATTTTAGAGGCACATAAAATCAAGTGGTGGCTTCACTGTGGAACTTGCCTGGGGGCTATGCGAGAGAGAAATTATATTAAATGGGATACCGATATCGATTTGGGAATAGCCCTCAAGAGTGAAAAGATTTGGGAGAAATTAAAATCCGAGTTTTTTGCCAACAATTTTTCACTCTATAAAGAATGGATTTATAAGGGCCAGGTTTTAGAGCTATCCCTTGAAAAGTATGGCGTGAAAATAGACCTGTTTTCTTTCAGGAAAAAGAAAGGCGGGGATCGTCTTTGGTTTGGCATGTTCGGACCCGATGAATTCGGGAGATGGGGTAAGTTCATGGAATTCCTCCCTCATTCCGTTCCTGCTGGATTATTCGAAAACTTGAAAAAAATTAAGTTCAGGGGGATGCGGTGTTTTGTTCCAAACCCTCCCGAAAAATTTCTTACGGAACTCTATGGTAAAGACTGGAAAACCCCTAAAAGGAATTATAAATATTGGAAAGACAGCAAGGCAATTGACAAAAGCCTCATGGATAAACCGATTGAGGTTTTCATATTTGATACCTGGGATTCCATAGGAGACAAGGAAAGGCAGCTCCTCAGAGAAGCAAAGAAGCTTGGGAATAAGCTCACCGTTGGCGTATTGACGGATAGTGCCTTAGAGGGGGCTAATATCCCCTTTAAACACCCTTTTAATAAACGCTTTGAGCAATTAAAAAAGCTACGGGTTATAAACAATGTCATGACAATTAACAACGTAGCGTTTGCCAGGGATCTCCAAAAAATTGGATACATCCCCGATTATTTTATAGCCTTTAAGGGCGAGAACCTCAGTTCTATTGGATATCTGGAAACATTCGGGAGCAAGATTATTCCCGTAGAGGATGTTATGCGGACGGCAAGCTGCCGCATAACGTAGGAATATCCTCTGGCCGCAATGCTACTCTAGCTGCGGTTAAGGAAGATTATGTACTTATCATGGATGATGATATCCAGATCAATGATCCTCAAACCATAATAAAAATGAAGCGGGTTTTAGACAGCGATGATAATATCGGAATCGTGGCAGGGGTGTTAAAGCACGAATATAGTGACAAGACTTTTGGGAACGACAATTACAGCCGGGGGATCGATCTGGAAATTAAAGACGGGGTATTGCATCGCTACTCTACAAGAAATGCGGTTGAGGAAATAGCGGACATTAGATGTCGTCAATCTGATCAGGTTGTGAATTTCTTTCTTGCTAAACGAGAAGTATTCGATAGCGTGCGGTGGGACTCGCAGATAAAAGTTGAATACGAACACATGGATTTTTTCCTCGGATTAAAAAAAACTGCATGGAAAGCGATAATTTGCCTCGATGCTGTGGCTACTCATTTGTATCCATCGCTAAACGATATGGAGTATGTCCGGTATCGAAGATCGGCTCCCGTGGAATATTTTGCTAAAAAACATGGAATAGCTCCGAAACCAATAAACCACTGGGCAACGGAGGGGAAGATATGCCAGATAGAAAGATAGGATTTTATCCACTGCTAAAGGGGATATATGGCCGCATCAAGGCCGATCCGCTCACCTTAGGTTATACTATTTATAATGTGGTTGTCCCCACCAATACTACATATCCATATATAACATACGGTACTCCTTACGGGGGAAAACATCTTATGTCGGCGGCTGAGATTCCCCTGGAGGATAACATTGTAATGATTCATTTCTGGGGAGAATTGGATTCTGATAAAGTTGTTGCCCAGATGATGAACAACGTTTCCCAGGCGTTGGATTTGGATAATAAAGATGGGACGGATTTGACCATAGACGGATACACGCAAGTAATTTTAACTTTAGATTATGCAGAAATTATAAGAGATGATACCGAACCGGCGGATATAAAAATGCATGGGATCATGCGTATCCGCTGTGTAATGGCTTAATATATAAACCAGGAGGGGGTACTCGATTCAAAAGGTAGGAAGCGTTCACCCTGGTGAACAGCAAGAAACTTCCCGAGTTTAATATCCCCCATCTGTTAATACATAAGTAAGCAAAAGGGGGGTTGATTCTAATCAATCCTCCAACTCTATAGATTTTCAGGGAGGATACTATGACCACACATTCTGCAAGTGGTAGAACTTCAACTCTTAGCGTTGGGGGCGATGTTATCGCTGGATTCAGAACTTTTACTCTATCCGGTAGCAAAGCAACAGAGGATGCGACATCCGCTGATTCAGACCGCTGGGATGAACTTTTAGGCGGTCGCCGATCGGTTACCATTGATGTTGATGCACTCTACGTCTACGACGACATCGCTCAGAAAGTTCTTGATGAACATTTCTTCGAGAACACCCCCGAAACAGTAACTCTGATTTTAGCCCTGCCAGATGGCAGACAATATACAGGTGAGGCTATCGCGACATCGTATAGCCTGAATATTCCAGCAGAGGATGTTATATCCTTGTCTGCGACACTTCAGGTCACAGATGGCCTAACAACCACCACAAGTTAAATCAGGATTAGGGGGTTTCTATGCCTAAACAATCTATCCCCATAGAACTCGGGGGCAAGACAAGACGTTTACGTTACGACTTTAATGCCTTTGAGTTAATTCAGGAAAGATTAGAAGTTGCCCCACTAGATTTGTCTGCAGTTTTGGGCATTTCATTTGCGGATGCCAAAAAAACCAAGTCTGAAACGGAGTTGGCCGATCTTGCAAAAAGCATTGATTTCAAAAGATTGAAATTTGTGATTTGGATCGGCCTACTCCACGAAGACGACTCGCTAGCAGAAAAAGAAGTGGGGGGATGGTTGGATCTAGGGAATTTGAATTATGTACTTGAGTGCTTTACAGAAGCGTACTTATCTCATGGTGAAGATGAAGAAGAAGTAAAAAACGAGTCGAGTCCCAAGGCGGTAAAAAAAACTATACCTGGGAAGAGTACAAAGAAGACGCCTACAAGCTAGCTCTGGGACTGCTCAATCTCAAGCCTCCTGAATTCTGGAAGTCTACCCCAGGCGAGATATTTTATCTTGCTCAGGGGTATGCGGAACGGAATCGGGAGGACTTAGAAAAACTTGCCATTCAAGCCGCTTGGATTATCAATCACTCAGGATTTGCATCAAAAGCGGTACGCCTAAGTGATTTGATAAAACCGAAGGGAACCAAGATTGATTCGGGCATGACCTCGGAGAGCGTGAAAAAGATGCTTGATGATGCGGCTCGTTTCCAGAAATCAAAAGCATGGACAAAGCTGTCGGATAAGTATGCAAAAAAAGAGGATAAGCAATGAAAATCGGTGAACTCTTTGTAGAGATTGGCGCAAAATTAGACAAGTTCAATAAGGGCATGTCTGATGTGCAGAAGTCTATGCAGAATATCGGTAGAAAACTCTCTGCCGTAGGCAAGCAGCTCACCATGAAAGTGACGCTACCGATCGTAGCCCTGGGGGCTGTATCTGTAAAAGCTTTTGCAGATTTTGACAAATCCATGACCGAATCTACCGCCATAATGGGGAAACTGTCTGATTCCGTCAAAAAGGACATGGCGGATTTAGCCAAGACCATCTCCACGAAGACCACGTTTTCAGCCAAAGAATTGGCAGCGGCATACTTTTATCTGGCATCTGCCGGAATGGACGCTCAACAGTCTATGAAGGCGTTGGGTGAAGTTGCTAGATTTGCCCAGGCGGGCGCGTTTGACCTATCAACGGCAACGGATTTACTGACAGATGCACAGACTGCTCTTGGGCTATCCTCAAAGGATGCCGCTAAAAACCAGAGGAATCTTGTCAAGGTTTCTGATGTTCTTGTGAAGGCTAATACTTTAGCCAATGCCTCGGTTCAGCAATTTGCAGAAGCCCTTACGAGTAAAGCAGCCGCATCCCTTGTGAATGTGAACAAGGAAATGGAAGAAGGCGTTGCCGTTCTTGCTGCCTATGCCGATAAGGGGATAAAGGGAACTCTGGCCGGTGAACGATTGACCATGATGTTAAATGGTCTTTTTGCTGCAACACAACAGAATAAAAAAGCATGGGACGATGTTGGAATATCCCTTTTTGATGCCAATGGCGCAATGAGGGGCATGGGCGATATTATCGGTGATTTGGAAGTTTTACTCGGGAATATGACCACCGAGCAAAAACAGGCCACCCTTGCACAGCTAGGATTCAACGTCAGGACGAAGGATTCGATATTAGCCCTGATGGGTTCATCTGAGAAGATAAAACAGTGGACAAGGGATCTGAAGAAAGCAGGGGGAATAACCAAGGAGGTATCCGATAAACAACTAGAATCTTTTTCCAATAAGATGAAGATTCTCAAGAATAGGTTAAATCTTGTCGCGGTTGAACTAGGGGAAAAACTCGAAAAAAAGAATTTGAAAAATCCATGAAGCTCTATCAGAAAGAGATGGATGCTACTGGCAAGAAAACGAGTTGGTTTACTAGGACTTGGGGCAGCCTTAGCACAGCAATCGAAAAAACTACAACTAGGCTAGATATTAATAGAATCGCCATGCAGGGATATAACGAAGCGCAGAGAAAAGCCCAAGGTGTGATGTCAATTGTGAAGGGGACTGCCTGGGCATTGAGTGATGGGGTTAAATTCCTGGGGGAAAAATGGCAAGCGCTTGTTGATATTCTGCCAAAAGTTGAAAAGGAAGAAGCGAGTGTCAATGAGTCAATCAAAACCACGGTCGAGCTGATTGAAACAGAATTACGTCAAGGACTTGTGGCAACTGGAAAACAATTCGGACTTTTTACTGGGAAAGTAATAGATGCTACCGAAGTTTTAGATGCACTTAAAGAGAAAGGTAAAAAAGCGGTTAAAGAAATAGCCGATGCCCTGACAGAGCTTGCAATTCCCGCAGCTAGGAATTTTGGTGGAGCCTTCAAAGAGATAACAGACGGGATAGTAATAAAAGTAAAAGAGGTTAAGTCTGTTTGGGAGGACGTATCTCAACGAATGAAAGACCTCTGGGCTGACAATCTTGGAGACATGCTATTGGGTGCAAAATCATTCAAGGATGCTCTGGGTGCGGTGTGGAGTGGCATAAAAAAAATGTTTGCCGATATGGTTGCCAAGATGGTTGTAACGTGGGTTTTTGATGGAGTGGGCAATCTTGTGAAAGGAGCTACGAAAGCAGCTGGTGGAATTTCCTCTAGTTTCAAAAGTGTTGGTAAGGCAGTCAGCGGAATAGGAGAGGGGATTGGGAAGTTGATCGTAAGTCTTGCCAAGGGTATCGCAAAAGCTGCCGAGATAATAGCTGCCTCGGCTCCGGCGATTCTTATTGCCGCTGGTGTAGCACTTGCGATATATGCGGGCTTTAAAGCAATTGGGTCTCTTTTTAAGGGGGGAACAAAGCCAGGTTCTGAAAAGGACTTTTTAAGAAAAATTACCGAGGCAACTACATCGGTAAGGGATATGTTGAGGGGGGACTACAAAGTAGAATTCCACATCATACAGAATTCCCTTATAGAAAGCCAAAAACATTTATTTGCAATCCAGGCGCGCGCGGATCGGCGGAATGAATTATTAACAAATATGGAAGGTTATCTACAAAAAATTAGGGATTATACCGAACCGTTATCGAAAAT